CTCTCCTTGCAAGCGAAAATAAACGAGTTATCACGGAATACCAGTACGAGAAGATAAAAGCCATTGTAAACAGCTTTAAGAACCACGAGTTTACCAAGGAATACTTTGTAGAAAACGATGACTCTAATCGCTACAAGATCTTTAAACAGGTTGCTATAAACTTTACTTGCGAGGGTGTACACTGCAAAGCTCTTCTAGATATGGTAGTGGTAGACAAGTTTACAGACGAGATTACTCCTATAGATATTAAGACCAGTTCCTGCTCTACAAGCACTTGGGAAACTATGTTCTATAAATTTAGATACGATATCCAAGCTGCATTCTACACAACTGCCATCCAGTCAATAGATTACCAAGAACGCTTCGGAGGTAAGACAATAAATAAATTTAAATTTATCGTAGAAAACCAAGATTTTCCTGGAAATCCCCTGATATTTGAAGTAAGTCCTGAGACGCTTGAGATAGGCAAGAATGGTGGAGAGACCAAAGGAGGCCGTCCCATAGAAGGATATGTGCAAGCACTAGAAAGATATAAGTGGCACATCCATAATGACTTATGGGATTATCGTATGGAAGATTATCAAAACAAAGGGGTAAGGACTATCTAATGAAATACAATGCCGTGAAATACGTTAACGACTCTACCAGATTCTTAATTCCGATTATCTTTAGTCCCGAAGCAGTAGCCTCTCTTAGCATATATGGTTTGCAAGGAGTCTACCTAGATGACTATGGATACAGGAGTAAGTTTCTTAACTGTCTGTTCTTTTTATTTAAACCTAAAAGCTCACACTACAGCGAGTTTGAGAAAAAGATTGCAGACTTTGAGAGTTTTACCGACTGGTACGAGTTAAAGGATGGCAAAAGAATGTATGTATTTAAGATACATCCTGCTTACTACGAGGATATAGAGAGCTTTAGAAGCAACAGACTCGAGGAAATGTCTGAGAGGTTCTATGAAATTAGTGAACCAGGACTAAATTTACTCGGAGTTAATGTAGATTTATCAAAAGAAATCTATAGATTTGAGGCAGCAAACCAATGATCACTACGATACCTGAACTAACTAATATTAAGGGGAGACCAAAAGAAAAGGTCTCCCTTTATGTGGACATAGTTAAAAGAGTTGCAGAAGAATCTTACTGCGAGAGACTCCATGTGGGCTCTTTGCTAGTAAAGGATGGTAACATTATATCTTTTGGATATAACGGGACGCCTAGCGGTATGCCAAACATCTGTGAGGAAAGCGATACTACCTATGAGTATGTTCTCCACGAAGAGTCTAATGCTATTACTAAAGCCTGTAAGTCTCCCATTAGTACTGACGGAGCTACAATGTACTGTACCCATGCTTGCTGTATACATTGCGCCAAGCTAATCATACAGAGTGGAGTAAAGACATTCATCTACCTCCAGGACTACAGAGACTTTAAAGGACTTTATCTTTTAATGGATAACGACATAGAGGTTATCAAAATAACAGAATAACAGAATAGATGTGGGTTTATATATATAGCGTACTTATTATGTCATTTATTGTAGTAGATACGATAACTTATAAAGAACCTACGATCCACGAAGAAACAAAGCAACAAGACACTCTAAACAACCAAACAACAAACAACTTATATGAGTAGATTATTTTATTACACCGAAGTAGAGAAAATCGAAGACGGTGAAGAGATGGAATTGGTAACCAAGCATGGATTCTCCTTTGACTTGGATGCTGTACTTATGACTTACCCTGTAGAAGACGGCTTAGCAATTGTGCTTAGCGGCAATGCAGATAAGATTAATCCTGTAGATTACCAGTACAAGACAGACAAGGTAACTAAGCAGCGTGTGCCTGTTAAGATTACTAAGTTTGAAATTACTAGTGAGCCTATCGTAGTTTACTTGAAGCGCAAGGAAGAAATCTTAGCGTTCTTTAATGTAACAGGCGGTCCTCAGGAACAATAATTAACCAACTGAACCACACTACTTACTCTTAAGGGGATCTTCGGGTCCCCTTTTTATTTTTCTCCAGAGATACGAACTACTCTAGGAGTATCTAATCCTTCTGCAATAATTGCCTTTAATCCTAGGATAGAGCTAACAAGCAATCCTGTAGGCATCTCGTCTGAAGGTTGTAAGTGGAACAGTTCTTTTAAGAAAGAAGTATACTGTTCCATAGTCAAAAGAACAGAATTGGGATACACTCCCTGGATTCTATCTCCTGTTTCTGGATCCTTCTCAGACTCAAGGTAGAATCTATTTATTTCCGATTGTAATTCTTCTAGATTCATAACCAAATAGATTAAAGTTTTCGGCTATAAATATAGAAATAAAATTTAAATTATCAAACCCAAAGAAAGGATTGCTAAAAACCCTGATATATAACTTAAAAGTTTAATAGTTTTACCCTGAGCTTGTACCTTAGCTTCGTAGCGTACTATTTCTACTTCTGCAGTATCTAAGAGATGATCGTATAGAGGAACAATACTATCTCTATACATATGTATCTGTACGCTATCGGCAGCAATAACCTTTTTTAATAGGACAACTTTCTCTCTGGCAGCAATACCTTTAAGAAATTCCTCATTCAATTCCCTTAGCAGTGAGCTGTCTAGACTTTGAGAGTAGGAAGATAGTGGCATCCACAGGAAGCATACTATCAACAGTGATCTTAATTGTGTCATACTTTAGGTTTACTTTTGTGATCTCTGAGTAAAGTTCTACCTTGACTTTATCCATAGAATCAATCTTGTTAAACATAGCATCGGTAGTCTTACGCATAGAATCTAGGTACGTAAGTATCTCAGCATTAGGGTTTTCGGGCTTAGCAGTAAACTTATCCCACATTAGGTAGGACGTTACCAAAAGCAAAAAGCCTATTAACAAGGCTTCTGTCTTACTACGTGAATTATTTTCCGACATAAATTATGCTTTATGCTTATCGATCTTCTCCAAGATATAAGTAAGTAACTCGTTGTTAATCAACTTAGCACGCTCTGCATTCTTTAAAGCAGAAATAAGTTGGAATAAAATAAACGGAGCTACTACTGTCTCACTTAACCATGATGTTCCAGGGAAACCTTTCTCAATTAAGAGAACCCCTGTAAGCAAAATAATCCAAGTGATTGCAGTTTGGAGAACTTTTAAAGCTTTACGAGTCTGAAAACCTTCTGTTTTGGTCCCAGCCCACACGCCAAAAAAGCCGTCAATAAACACAACACTGACGACTGTTAAATACTGCTCAAAGTTATCAGCTCCCAAGTGGAAGAGATATGTGCCTATAAAGGCAAACAGGGTAGTGGCAGTATAAAGCATTGTGGAAGTTTTCATCCTAGTATAGGATTAACAGCGTCTATTACAAATTTAAAATAAAATTAAAATTTGTCAAGACATAAAGTATGTTAAGATAGAATTTCTACAGTATTTTCCCCTGTAGCTTCTTCAATGACTGCTTTACACTTAGAGTGAATTGTATTTCCTAAAGAGCTACCCCAAAATTCCTCAGCAGTTAAGTCTGTAGAAACACGAGAAGGAAGTTCCACATTCAAGGGAGATTTGCCAGCAGCATAGTCTGCTTCGCTTTTATAGTATCTAATGTTTACCCAATTATCGGCTAAGATATAGATATCTAAGTAAGCAAGTACGTTATTAACCTCAAAACCTTCTAAGGTTGTAAGGGTTTTATTAATTTTTAACATAATAAACTAGTGTAAAAGATTTAATTTAATTATTTGTTTTCAGGAACGTAAGGAGTAATTTCTCCAAACTCAACTTCTGGCTGAGAGTTAATAAGCTCTAAGGCCTTAACAATGTTTTGAACCTCTACAAGATTAAAACACCCTTTCATAACGGCAACATTAACTGCCTCAGCTAGAATTTGTTTAGCAGTTTTTAACTCCATGGTAAAGGCTGTTGTTGAGGAGTAACAGGAGGGTTCTTTTTATTTTGAATTTGATCATTGATGCAGTACTCGTAGTTTTCTACACCACTCTCACCTAATTGAGCTTTAATCCAACCTAATACAATCTCTTCTGTTAGGTCAGCGTAAGCGATAAATTCGGTCTCCTCACCTACCTCAAAGAAGGCAGTGTTTTGAATCTCAGAACTGTACTCTCCATCAACACCAGTGATAGAGTAAGATACAGAAACAACAAAGTTCTGTTTGTCTTGTGAAGCGTCCAAAGTTCTAATCTGGTCAATGCTCCAAGTATAAGTAGTAGCCATAATTTAGTTTATTTAATTTATTTAGTTTATTTAATTTAATTTATCTAATTCAAATATAATACATAAAAGTATAAAGTGTTAAGAAGTCATCATAATCTGATAGTCAACACTGTTAATCTTAACCGACCATAAAAACTGAGCCGGTACGTCTGCTGTTGGGTTTACTGCACCAGCGTTTACAGTAGCAGAACCTACTACGAATTGATTAGAGGCAGTTGCTGAGGCTCCGTTTCCAAGAACAACACAACCATTAAAATTAACTGCCTTTGCTTGAGTTCCTATTATAGTATTAAAATTAC